ACGAACACGATCTTGCGATGGCCACGCAATTCGTAGAAGCCACCCTCAATCTTGCCACCCTTCAGGAACCGTTTGTTGCCATCAGAGTCAATGGTTTGGTAGGACAGGATCTCACCAAACTGGTTGATCACTGGCACCACTAGCCGCCCAGCACGGTCAATCTTGACGCCATGTGCGCTGATGTGTTTTCTTACCAAATATGGATGGTCATTACTCGCATCAGCATAAGTCCCGACCTCATCCTCTGCACGCTCTGCTGCCACTGCTTGGCTAATCAGTCTCTCTGCATCCTTCTTGGCTTTTAAGTCTGCCACCCACTTGTCATGCTCAAACCTCTCGGTGAACGACATGGACCGTCCAATGTCAGCCACCCATTTGCTCTCAAAAACAGGCTCCTTCCAGCACCCGGCAATGCCAACTGGCACCTTGCCGCTGGTGTGCAAGATGTACCACCCGTCCAGCGCACCTTTCTTACTTGACACATGAGGCACACGGTGGATCTCACCATCAGCGATCAGGTCTTTGATCAGCAGCCCACTGGCCTCACAGTGAGAGCGAAACGCAGCTTCAGGGTTGATCAGGTCTTGGCTTTCTGTAGCTGCTGCAAAGCCGTTGGGGAAGATAGAGGTTAGGTTAGTCATTAAATTCTTTCACTGAGCATTTTCCATGCTGTTGCTGCACACAATGGGACTTGTCCGTTACCAATGGCTTTAAGTCTGTCCACCCTAGCGGCCACCCCATGATCCACTCTACCCACGTTGGGTTCAGCTTCCCACCATTTCCTGCGCCCATCAATCTGGCCTCCTCCACTGTCGTGTTCTTGTTCAGCAAATCCCAGCTCCCACTGCCTCCACACATCCCGGCTGTTCTCGGTGTGGGCCAATGTACCTGCGTCCCCAAGTTGGGAGACTTCCTCTTTCCTTGGCTTGCTCCGCTGTCCTTCCAATCCCTTGCGTTTGAACTTGCCCACAATCCAGATCCTGTCTCTTTTGTGGTTAGCTCCAACTGCGGAAGCGGGGATACAACCCCACTTTGCATCGAACCCCAGCGAGTTAAGGTCATTGAGGACAGTGCTAAGTCCTCTTGTTCTAAGCATTGGGGAGTTTTCGATAAAAGCGAAAGCTGGGTCCACTTCTCCGATGATTCTTGCCATGTGTGACCACATTCCTGATCGCTGTCCTTCAATACCTGCGCCTTTACCTGCGGCTGAAATGTCCTGGCACGGGAATCCTCCAGATACAACGTCAACAAGTCCTCTCCACGCGAAACCGTTAAAGGTTTGTACGTCATCCCAAATCGGGAAAGGCGGGAGAAGTCCGTCATTTTGTCTGGCGCACAGTACGCTTGCTGGGTAGGGTTCCCATTCAACGGCGCAGACTGTTCGCCATCCGAGAAGTTTCCCGCCAAGTATTCCTCCACCAGCGCCTGCGAAAAGAGCCAACTCATTCACGTTGCCTCCACCAACTCAGGCCAAATACCCTGCCAGCTTTCTTGGCACAGCATCTTGCGAGTCAACCGGCCATCACTGGCCATCTCAACCCGCACAGCCTCGCTGGCTGACATCTCACGCCGGCCAGTCAGGCACTGGTAAAGATACTGTTCATTGATGCCAACTTTTTCTGCCAGTTGTCGGCGCTCGTCTGGTGTGATTTGTGTGTTCATAGGCCGCAGAGTCTAGCAGATTGCTTGATTGCCAACGCATTAGGGAAACCACTTAGTCAATATTTTTCTAGCAATCTGCTTTTATGCGTCTAGCCTCATGCTAGAATTCAGCCATGCCAACGAAATTGTTTGTTGGCATCACGCCAAAAGGCCAAAGGAAATTAAAGTGAAACACCACAAATACCACCAGCATTACCAAGTCAAAGCCGCCAAGCTGCACGCCCGTTCTGAGGCCGCATTTGACTTTCTTACTGTCCTCGCCGTTGGCGTTGGCTTGGCCGCACTGCTTGTCGCATGGTGGTCAGCATGATGGATGACAGCACCATCATCCGGCTGGCCCAACAGGCCGCGCACGACGAACTGGCTGTAGCCGTGTTCACGGTCAACGAACTCAGCCGGTTTGCAGACCTGACATTTGCCGAACAAACCAAAGCCCCTTACGCCCCACGTGGTGTCATGGTGTTTGAGTACATCACCAATGGGGTTGAGTTGACTTGCCACTTGGAGTACGAGTCGGCAAATGGTGGCTCAGATTACGAGCCTGGCAACACCGAAAGTGTGACCCTCGAAAACGCCTATCACCGTGGTGAGAACATTGCTCACCTCTTGTGCGACAGTGTTGTCGAGGAAATTGAAGACGCCGCATTGGCACAAATACAAGAGGACCATGATGATTTCTGAACTTACCGCCGCCCTTCGCGCAGCCAAGCTGGCCGAAGCCATTGCCAAAGCCGAACGTTTGCGCTTAGAAGAACTTATTGAAAAGCAATTCACCAAGCCAGATGGCGGTGAGGGCACACACACCGACGAAGAAGTCAAGATCACTTGGAAGATCAACCGCACGGTTGACACGGCCAAGGTGCAAGCCAACTGGGACGCATTAGGCAAAAACGCTCAGAGCGCCTTCCGTTGGAAAGCCGAGGTGGATCTGACCCACCTGCGTGCCCTCAAAGATTTGGATTCAGCAGCCTACGCACAAGCCGCCGAGTTCATTACCAGCAAACCCGCAAAACCCACCATTGAACTCAAGGACTAATATGTTTGATCTGAAATCCATCTCCAAAACACGCCGTGTGCGTGCCCCCAAAATTGTGATCGTTGGCCAAGGCAAGATTGGCAAGACCACGTTTGCCGCTATGGCACCCAAGGCCATTGGCATTTTGACCGAGGACGGCGCTGATGCTGTTGATGCCAACGCATTCCCGCTGGCTACCAGTTTGGCTGATGTGTACTCTGCGGTGGCCACCCTGATCAATCAGGACCATGACTTTCAGACGCTGTTCATTGACTCGCTGGATTGGCTTGAGCCACTGGTGCAAGACCATGTGTGCAAGGCCAACAACTGGAAGAACATTGAGCAGCCAGGCTTTGGCAAAGGGTACGTGGCAGCAGCCGAAGAATGGCGCAACCTGTTGTCTGGCCTTGAGGTGTTAAGGGCTGACAAGGGCATGGGCATCATCTTGATTGCCCACGACAAGATCAAGCGCATTGAAGATCCGCTGACAGAGGGCTTTGACAGCCATGTGTTGAAACTCCACGACCGTGCTGGTGCTTTGGTTCAGGAATGGGCTGATGTCATTGGGTACGCTGGTTATCGCATTTTCACTAGCAAGACAGACGCAGGCTTTGGCAACAAAGAAACTAAGGCCACCACAACTGGTGAGCGCATCTTGCACGTTGAACCACATCCGGCTCATTGCGGTGGCAACCGTTTTGGCCTGTCCAATATGCCGCTTGACTGGACGGCATTCCAAGAGGCGCTGACTCAAGCGCAATCTTGATCAACCAGTTCGTAACTTAACTTTGAAAGAAAACAATGGCTCACTTTAACTTTGACGCTTCGCAAGTCGCACCCCAAGCATCTTCTGGCCCAGTCCCTGCTGGCACTTACCTTGCACACATCACCGAGTCTGATGTCCAGCCGCTGAAGTCCGGCAAGGGCACTGGCCTCAAGCTGACGTTTGAGATCATCGACGGTCCACACAAAGGTCGCCGCGTGTGGGAGAACTTGAACATCCAGCATGAGAACGAAGACACGCAGCGCATTGCTCAATCGCAACTGTCTGCGCTGTGCCATGCGGTGAATGTGATCAAGCTGCAAGACACTGCCGCATTGCACATGAAGCCCGTCACCATCAAGGTGGTGGTGCGTGAGGCGCAAGGCCAGTATCAGGCCAGCAACAACATCAAGGGTTACGAAGCAGCCGCCGGTGTGCGTCAAGCAGCGCCAGCCTTTGTGGCGCAGGCCGAAGAAGCCCAAGCCGCCAAGCCTTCTGCACCAGCCTGGGCGAAGAAGTAAAACATGGCCGCACTTCCGCAATCTGTTGTGGACCCTGTGGCCGATGCCATCTTTGCCAGTTACAAGGCAAAGTATGGTGTCGAGCCGCAGCGCCCGTACCTTGGTGCTAGTGCCATTGGCAAGCCCTGCTTGCGTCAGCACTGGTACAGCTTTCGGTGGTCAAAGCCTGCCGAATTTTCTGGCCGTTTGTATCGAGTATTCCAATCCGGCCATCTGCAAGAGCCAAGGGTCTACAACGACCTGCGCTCTATTGGCTGCACGGTGTACGACCTTGACCCATCAACGGGCAAGCAGTGGTCTTTCACAGAGCCAACCAGTGGCAACCACTTCAAGGGCAATGCCGATGGCATTGTGACTGGCTTGCCGCAAGCGCCGAAGTCACCGCATGTGCTGGAGATCAAAACCGCATCAGCCAAGATGTTTGCAGAGATGCAAAAGTCTGGAGTAAAGAAGGCCAAGCCCGAACACTACGCGCAGATGCAGATGTACATGAAGTGGAGCATTGACCTGTATGGTGAGAACGGCTGCACACGCGCCATCTACATTGTGGTCAACAAAGACAATGACGACATTTACACCGAGCGCTTGGAGTACGACAAAGATGAGGCGCAGGCCATCATTGACAAAGCCTTGGCGGTGATCACGGCCACCGAGCCACCAGTTGGTATCAGCCAAGATCCGTCATGGTACGAATGCAAGTTTTGCGATTACCACAGCATTTGCCACGGCACTGATGTTCCAGCACCTACCTGCCGGTCATGTGCCCATGTCACGCCAGAGATGGACGGCGATGCCCGCTGGAGTTGTGCGGTACATCAAAGTGATATTCCAGTGCCGGCCCAACGCACAGGTTGTGAATCTCACCGATACATCCCGATCTTGTTGGCTAAGTTTGCCAAGCCAGTTGACATGGTGAATGGTGGCGTGGTGTACGAGATGGACGGCAAGCAATTTGTCAACGGCACGCCGGACGCCAGCCCCAAACACATTAGCAGTGCAGAGATTCACGCTTGCAACGACAAGACGGCGTTGATTGATGACTTTGCATTGGATCTCAGACTTCAACACGGAGGACGATTTGTATGAACACACCCCCACCAATCCAAGACATCACTTTGCGTGATTACTTTGCCGCCGCTGCATTGCAAGGTAAGTTGGCAGCAGGTGCAACTGAGCCAAAGACACTTGTGGCTTGGGCGTACCGTTATGCCGATGCCATGATCAAGGAGCGCCAAAATGCAACTGCGTGATTATCAGTCACGATCAGTTGCAGACTTGTTTGCTTGGTGGACCAAGCACCAAGGCAACGCTGACATCCCTTTGTTGGTGTTGCCCACTGGTTCAGGCAAGTCGGTGATCTGCGCCGAGATCGTGCGCCAGATGTGGGAGCAGTGGCCAGAGTACCGGCCACGCACCGTGGTGCTGGTGCCCAGTAAAGAACTGGCCGAGCAGAACGCTGCCAAATTGCAATCGCTGTTGCCTGACAACATCCACGTTGGCTTTGTCAGCGCCAGTTTGGGCAAGAAGCAGCACCATGCCGATGTGATTGTGGCCACCATTGGCAGCATTCACAAGTCAGCGCACCTGCTGGGTGACATCAAGGTGGTGATCATTGACGAAGCGCACCTTGTCAGCACCAAGGCATCGGACGCTGGCATGTACCGCACGTTCTTGTCCAAGCTGGGCGAGATCTGCCAGTTCCGCACGGTGGGCATGACGGCCACACCGTTTAGGGGCAACCAGGTTTGGCTGACCGATGGCGATGAGCCGCTGTTCACTGGCATTGCGTCCAACGTCACCATGCGTGAGTTGCTTGACCAGCAGTTCTTGTCGCCACTAGTCCCACCACCTGTGCAGATGATGACCAAGATTGACGCCAGCCAAGTGGGCATCTCCAATGGAGATTACAAGATTGGCGAACTGTCCGAGGTGGTGGACACCTACTTGCTGCAAGTGGCCCAAGAAGCCGTTGTGTTTGCCCAGCATCGACGCAAATGGATTGCCTTCACACCGAGTGTGGCCAACGCAGAAAGTCTTGCTGACAAGTTAAACGAACGAGGGGTTGTCAGCGCCGTGGTGTGTGGCGAGACACCAGCACAAGAACGAGAGCAATTGATCCGAGACTTTAAGGCGCACCAGATCCATTGCTTGGTCACGGTGTTGGCGCTGTCTACTGGCTTTGATGTGCCTGACGTTGACTGCATCATCTGGTGCCGGCCAACCAAATCGCCAGTGTTGTATGTGCAGGGCATGGGCAGAGGCACGCGCATTGCTGACGGCAAGGAAGATTGCTTGGTGTTGGACTTTACCGACACCGTGGAGCGCCTTGGGCCGGTGGACATCATCAAGGGCAAAAGCCGTGGCAAGAGAACTGGTGAACAGTCTGCCCCGTTTTGCATCTGCCCAGAGTGCGGTGAACGCAACGCACCAGCCGCGCTGGTGTGCGCTGTCTGTGGTGGCACGATCAAAGAGCCAGAAGCACCCAAGCCAATTGATGCCAAGTTGTCTTACGCAGCACTGCTGTCAGCGCAGATGCAGGCCGTCAACACTTGGCACGATGTCACTAGAGTGGACTACAAACTGCACCGCAAGCCTGGCAAGCCAGACAGCATGAGGGTTGATTACTACGATGGCCTGCTGTGTGTTGCCAGCGAATGGGTGTGCTTTGAGCACACTGGTTACGCCCGGCAAAAGGCAGAAAAATGGTGGCTCAACTTGTTGAGTATGGACGCAGGATCTGTGGTTATTCCAAACACAGTAAATGACGCCTTGAAGTTGATTAAAGCCATCAAAGATGTGCATCAAAAACAAGGGTTGGTTGGCTTCAAAGAACCCACCCGCATTGCAACCCGCAAAAACGGCAAATACACAGAGGTCAAAGAATATGAATTTGCAAGAACTGAACGCCATCAAGATGCACCTGAAGAAGCAACTGAAGGACATTGAATCCATCCAGATCACTTGCCTGCGCTGTGAGCATTTGAAGGCTGGCAATGTGTGCGAAAAGTTTGATGCCAAGCCACCAGCCGAATGGCTGCATGGCACTGTTGATTGTGAGCATTGGGTATGGGACAGCATCCCTTTCTAGCAATATGCTAGAATCCAATTACCTTAACCAAGGAGCAAAAAGTTGAACGCATTAGACAAACAAGTGGACGGCAACCATTACAAAGACTTGCCGATCCAGCCCATTGAGTACATCCACGCCAACGCGATGGGGTACATGGAGGGCAACGTGGTCAAGTACATCTCACGCTGGCGCAAGAAGAACGGTATCGCTGATCTGGAAAAGGCCCGGCACTACATCGAATTGCTGATTGAACTTGAGACACGCAGGGAAACTGCAATGGAGCAATCAAAGTGAATCACACTGAATCCGAATACATCAACGAGGGCGCACGCTACGAGCGCGCCAACTCCACCGAGGTGGCCCGAGCCATCGCCTACAAACTGCGGGCCATGTTGGCCAGCGAACGGTTGGAAGACCAAGCGTATGCCCGCGAACTGATTGAACAAGGACGCAAGGAGGCGCGGAAATGATTGAAGAACTGAAGAAAATGTGGGCCACACCGAGCGCCGAGGTGCTGGCACTGCGTGAGTTGGAGGACAGCAAGCGCAGGCTGCTGGAGGCCCAGACCAGTCGCGAGTATGCCGACAGCATGGTCAAGTTCCGCGAGGCGCAGATCAAGCGCCTGACGGCCTACATCAAAGGAGTCGAATGATGAGAGGCACGATAGACATGGCACGTGAGGCTGGCA